GCATAATCATAGGCGGACTGTGCCGCACCACCACTAGCGCCAGTAAGTTTCTCTGTAACTAGAGAGCCATTCCAGTCCGTACCGACAATCGTGAAAAAAATGCCCGTATCGTTACCGCCTGATGTAATAATGATGCGGCGCGTCGCATCTAGCGTATAAGGACTTTTAGTGAGCGTAAGCGCCGTATTTGCTGTTCCGCCCTGTGATCCCGCGATGATAGCCGCGTTGGCCGTTGCAAGCGGTCCTACGGTCGCTGAAATTATTCGCATTGTTTAAGCCGCTGCTTGGAGTTCTGGATTAATGGCGTCTGGACGCAAACAGGGGACTGCAATTTCGCCAATATGAGCGCATTCGAAGGTTAGATCCGCGTCGCACCACATTTCAATGCCCGCCTTGACGCAATCCCGTGAGAAGTTAACATCTTCGCCAACAAGTCCTGTTGGGTCCGATTCCGTGATGTGATTGGGGTCATACGCTTCGTAGTAGTAAGGAAGTTTTAGCTGCTCATACACTTCACGCTTGATAAGCACGAATCCGTGTGGCATTACATCTGCGCGATAAAGTCCACCCGCTGACGGATCAACATGAGCGGCATCTATGAGATGGCCAACTGTTTGATAGGGAGGAACCCGTTTATTATAGAAGGCACCCACAACAGGTTTGTCATGAGCTAGCAAGCGTTCCAGTGCACTTTGCGGCGCAATAATATCGCTGTCCCACCAAAGGGTATGAGTCGCTTTTGGATTAATATCTAAAGCACTCCGAGCGAGAATATTACGCGCTGCACTTACTAGAGAGCATTGCTGATTAATGGTACATAAGGGAATTCCTCGCATTGAGGAATAAACGGATAGGTCGGAATGACATAAGGCCATGTTCGCGTGCCAGGTGTTCATTGATGGCACGCAGATCGCGACTCTAGGATCTTGCATTTAGTTTAAACTCCTTACTGTTACTTTGAACCGATGTCTGGATATTTGCGATGAACTTCCGCGCGAACCTTCGCTTTCTCGGACGAAGATCCGTGCTGTGAGACCCGTGCCAGCGCATTCCTGGCGTGATTTTTGTCTTCAATCGGATAGCGGCGTTCGCCAGGGAAGACGAAGCTGGAGCTTTTTAGGTGCTTACGCTCCTGGTGGCTCAGCTTTCCGCCGTGTGCTCTACGGCGTCCGAGAGCGGGTATCGCGGAGGAGCCTTCAACTGACATGGGATTAGTCGAGAAACGCCCGTTGCTTTGGTCAACTTTCGTGCCAAGGGTACGCCCCAGATCGGAAACGGGAGCCCTCCCTGGCGCTGCGTTTTTGTTGTCGGTGCCAGTGGCGTTGATGCCGCCACCGTGAGCCTTTTTACGATGACGAGCAGCGGCCATGCTGACTATTCCTTATGGTGTTTGTGATGTCCGTCATGATGGGCTTTGCCACCACGTTTGCGACTCATTTTTCCGCCGCAAGCACCGTGAATGTGATGTTCATGGTGATGATGGACTTTGCCGCCGTGCTTTGCTCCAGCTTCGCCATGTTCACCATGTTCGTCGCCAGTTACAGCTTTGACCTTGCGTTCCGGTAGTTTAGCGGCCTCCAGCCGATGAACACCGGAAAGGGCGCCGCCGTGCATGCGGCCCCTATGATGCCGTCCTCGTGCCATGTGGATCAGCCCTTGTGATGATGATGGACGGAACCACCATGCTTCTCAGCGTGATGAGCGGAACTGAAGGGATGCTTATCAGCACCAACCTCTCCGCCATGTGCGTGATGATGGCCATGATGCCCGTGATGGGCAGCTTTACCGCCGCGTTTACGGCCCATCTTTGGGCCTGCGCCGCCAGCAATGTGATGTTCGCCGTGAGCACCTTCATGGGCCTCATGGAGAACGTTTTTATTGCCGAATTCGCCGCCAGCAGAACCGCCTGAGGCGTGGTGATGCTTGTGCGCCTTGTTGTGATGCGGGTGATGCTTCACACTTTCGTCTTCGATCTTGCCACCGTGGGCATGATGCTTCTTATGGTGCCTTGCAGCCATTGTCTTTTTCCTAATTTATTCGCCTACAGAGGCGAGACCCCGAAAAGCCCAGAAACCGTAAGATTTGAGGGGTTTACACTCATCCACATTTGAAGTTTCTTAACGCCATCTGATGCGCTCATACCGCCAAGATTTATGGTGCCGCGAACGTCAGATGATGTTGTTGCTGTGTAAGCGGTGCCAGCCGTAAACGTTGTGGCAGTCACACTTCCCGCAATTATAGCGTTATTCCAGTAGGCATTGACGTACCCAATGGCTGTGCAATAAAACGGCAATCCATAGGTGTCAGAAACTCCTACGGAGAAGGTGCTTGGCGAAACCGTTGCACTCGCTGCAACAGAAGAGACCCATTTAAACGCTTTAGTGCTAACACCTGTTGAGGCCGAAGCAGGCCCCGTCATAACCTGCGTAATGGGGTATCCATAGGCATCGTAGCCAGCCACCGTGAAGGTGATGCCAGACATCGTTGTGCCCGTCGCAGATGTAATTGAAACGCAGCGTCCGATAGGCGGATTAGCTGGGTCCCAAATACCAAATGAGCCTGAGCCCATAGAGACGTAGTTTGGTGTATTGTCAATCCGCCATAGGGTTGTAACGGTAGCGCCACTTGTTGCATTGGTGCAAGTTGTTGAGGGAGTAACGCCGCTGCCAGCGGAGCTAACGAGCGTAACTGCGGTTGATGCTGTAATATTCCCGCCCGTAGCCAACGAAGTGGTCGAAGCGGTTCCAGGCGCATAATCAGCAACCTGGAATTCTGCATTCAGCCACCCTAAGGCAGGCGCAGAGTTGATAGCAACGCCAGCCGGAGTAAAACCAACTGGGCTTTGTGCCATACCTGGAAAGTACGTGTATTGAGGTCTCGGATCGAGGAGAGCCATCGCCATGTGAAACATGGATGGCCCCGCGTCCGGGTTCTGGTTAGCTGGGATGCCCACGGGAGGCGTAGCTAGACTGGCTAACGCATCCTCCCTGTAGGTAATAAGCGGCCCATTAAATGTTGTTCTTGACATTGGGCGATCTCCTTAGCTTGTGGGCATACTTCCGTAGACCGCTCTTGCATCATTGAAGAAAAATCCACCGCGCTGATAGCCCTTCACTAAAAGATTATCAGTCACGTTATCAACCCACATATCCGTCTCGAATGGTTCACGATCCAAGTAGATCAAGCCTTCGATGTCGGTCTTCAGGAACCATGCGTAAGCAGAGGTCAAGTAATCGAGCACGAGATAACCATCAGGAAGACCACCGCTGAGGTGCGGGATCATGTTCGGATCATTCTGTGCTGTGCCTGGTCTTAGTTCTGCGCGGGTTAACCTGCCCGCAACTGCTTCCAACTCTGGCGGGACTATAAGACGCTTCGCGCGTGCGCGAATTTTCAGGCCCGCTTCGTTCACAAAATTGCGCCGAATAGCCGTCATGGACGCCAAGAGGCTTGCCTCATTCAGATCGAGCGCAACAGACGGAGTATTCGCGTAAGTGCCACCATCAACTGGATGAGTAGTGCTGAGCAACGGTTGACCGTCACCGCCAAGACCCGTGAGAGCTGTCGTGGCTGTGTTTAGAATATACGCGCCTTCGATTTCCCAGAAGTCCGCGAAGGATTTCTGCAATCCAAGGTTTGTTGGAGTGAAAACAGAGCGGTAAAGATTATCCGCTATTGCTTTTCTAGTTATACTGTATGCCAGACCAACTTCGATGGGCTCCATATTATATACATACCGTTCACCAGCAGTATTGCTAAATGGAGTTGCGCCACCTTCCGTTTTAATCTGCGCGAGTGGCAAGTAAGCTGTCGATACTGAGCGCTCTAATGCCATCTGTGACTTGTGTGTTTTGTAGAGTTGCTTCCAC